CATATCTGAGCCTCGGTATCGCTGAGGCTTTTCTATTTGCGCTCATCCATACAGCTAACCACCTTATCTATTAACGCAATGGATGAGGCGCATCCCTTTACCCATAAAGCACTGCCCTTAACCGGGAGGTGGAGTATGTATCGAATGGACAAACTAACAACAGGCGTTGCATACGGAACCTCCGCAGGTAACGCCGGATTCTGGGCGCTTCAATTGCTTGATAAGGTCAGTCCTTCCCAATGGGCTGCTATCGGCGTTCTGGGTAGCCTTTTCTTGGGCTTGCTCACCTTCCTGGTCAATCTCTATTTCAAAGTCAGAGAGAATCAGCGAAATGCCGCGCGAGGTGAATAATGTATTCAGCCCTTCGGAAAAGCGTTCTTGCTGTCGCTGGTAGTGGGGCGATCGCCATAGCATCAATGTTGATAACCGGGCCGACTGGTAATGATGGTGTGGAGGGCGTCAGATACAAGCCCTACTGGGATGTAGTCGGTGTTTTGACCGTTTGTCATGGTCATACTGGCGCAGACATTATCCTGGATAAAACCTACACAAAAGCTGAGTGTAAGGCCCTGCTGGATAAAGACCTCGCCAAAGTGGCAAGGCAGGTTAATCCGCTTATCAAACTGCCTGTTCCTGAAACGGTTCTGGGTGCTATCTACTCGTTTGTTTACAACGTCGGTGCTGGTGCCTTCGCTAAATCAACGCTACTAAAACTGCTTAATGCTGGCGATATTGCTGGCGCTTGTGACCAGTTACGCCGCTGGACTTATGCTGGTGGACAGCAGTGGAAAGGTCTGATTACTCGCCGTGAGATTGAGCGGGAGGTGTGTCTTTGGGGGCAAAAATGAAATATATCCCGACTGCAATCTGCTTTGCTGCTGCTGCCATGATTGCATTAAAAGGTTATGACGGCTGGGGTTGGTTTCTATTCGTGGGGGTAATCATTCTATGAAGTGGTATCACCTGGCATCAATCGCACTCCTTTTCTGTTTCGCTGGCGGCCTTATCTATTCAGCCAATCACTACAGCGGGTTATACGAATCCCAGAAACAGGAAACCAAGTCAGAAAAGAAGAGAGCTGACGATGCTGAGTCTTTGGCGCAGCGGCGACTGGACACTATCAACGATATGCAGGTACGGCAGCGGGATGTTGCCGCGCTTGATGCCAAGTACACCGGAGAATTAGCCGATGCAAGGTCAGAGAATGAAAGGCTTCGTGCTGATATCGCTACTGGCAAGCGTAAGTTGCACCTCAACGCCACCTGCCCAAAGAGTGAAACCACCGGAGCCAGCAGCCTGGGCGATGAGGCAGGCCCAAGACTTACAACTGATGCTGAACTCAATTATTTCCGTCTCAGAGATGGAATCGCAGCCATCACAAAGCAAGTGAGTTACTTGCAGGACTATATCAGGCAGCAGTGCTTGAATTAACTCGGCCTCGCAATAAGCGGGGCTTTTTACTTCTAAGAGGATTAACAGGTGGAATTAACCGATAAAGAAAAAATCCGGCTGGCTATCTATAAGCTGGTGGGTGCAGATAAAGCTGCTGCTGAAAAGGCTATTGAGTTTGTTAATGATGATCCTCTTCGCTATGAGGTATTCACTGACCGCTATGGTCGAGTAACTACCGAATACGAATATCAGCAGAATGGCCCAGTAGCGAAAGTTATTAAGGCTTGCTCTGAGGCTGAAGATATTTTGCTGTTATTTGTTGATAAACAGACAGAGCAAGCAGAAGGCTAACCATTGGTATTACAACAGGCATTCACTGAGTGCCTGTGATAATGCTTGTCATATTAATTGGAGGCAATATGCGCCTTACTATGCTTGATGATGATCCGGGAGAGAAGGTAATCCCGGGGCGAGAACGTATTACTGTTTATCTGGATGGTGTTGAGGTTAAGTGCTGCCTGACTGCTGATGATGAGAAGGGCGAAGTGGTATGCATCATGACTAATGATGAAGGCCGGATGCTCGTTGAAAATGGTGAGCCAAAGCGACATACGCTGCATGGTAGCGTCAGGATTGAACGATGCCAGCGCTAATACCGAGAGCCTGCCGTAAACGCGGATGCTCAGGCACCACAACAGACCGCTCAGGCTACTGCGACCAGCACCGCAATGAAGGATGGCAGCAACATCAGAAAGGAAAGAGTCGCCATCAGCGCGGGTACGGTAGCCTGTGGGATATTCGACGCGCTCGCATTCTGAAGCGTGACAATCACCTCTGCCAGAACTGCCTGCGGATAGGTCGTGCTGTTGAAGCAAAGACGGTTGACCACATCAAAGCTAAGGCTCATGGGGGAACCGATGACGACAGCAACCTCGAAGCCTTATGCTGGCCTTGCCATCGAAGCAAGACCGCGCGTGAGCGCATCCAGTAGGGGGAGGGGGGATCAAATCGCTACAGCCCTGTGCCTAAAGTACCGCCGCCTCAATCGAATTTTTACGCGTGTTAAATAAGGATTTTTTTTCGGTTAGGTTTTGCCTATCAATGGAGGTGTTATGTCTGGTGGAATTAGATCAACTGGTGGAGGAAGAAAGCCGACATTACCAGTTGGACAGGCGAGTAAACTAACCAGAATTGCACCTCCATCAGAACTGATGAGTGAGGTAGCGGTAAAACTTTGGAAAACACAAAGTAAGATTCTGATAGAGCGTGGCGTATTTGAACTTGAAGATGCGCCAATACTTCTCGCTTACTGCAACGCCTTCCATTTAATGCTTGAAGCAGAAAAACTTCTGGCTACAACCCTCACTGTTGATAGCGAAATGGGAGGGCTGAAAAAACACCCAGCTGTAAATGTCAGAAATGATTCTGTATCGCAATTAGCCCGTCTGGGTTCACTTCTCGGTTTAGATCCTCTCAGTCGTTTGCGCATGAGAAGCGGTAAAAACAATCCAGACGATGACGGGAATGAATTTGATGAGTTTGATTGATGGCTACATATCCGAACGTCAATGCGGCGAACCAGTATGCGCGGGACGTCGTTGGCGGGAAGATTTTGGCATGTCAGTTAACAATTCTCTCCTGTAAGCGACACCTTGATGACCTGGAGCGCTCAAAAGATCAGAACTGGCCTTATCGTTTCGATAAAAATAAAGCCGAAAGATTCCTTCGCTTTTCTCAGAAAATGCCACACACATCTGGTGACTGGGCTCGTCGAAAGTTGCGAATTACGTTTGAGCCCTGGCAGCAGTTTTCTTTAGGTATACCGTTTGGTTGGGTGCATAAAAAAAGTGGGTTACGGCGATTTACCGAAATCTACATTGAAGTTCCAAGAAAAAATGGAAAGTCAGCAATAGCGGCTGCAGTTGGAAACTATATGTTTTGTGCTGATGGCGAACATGGTGCAGAAGTTTACTGTGGTGCTACAACAGAAAAACAGGCATGGAAAGTATTCTCACCAGCATTGCAGATGGTGAAAAAGCTGCCAGCCATGCGTCAAAAGTTTTCAATTAAGCCGTGGGCAAAGAAAATGACTCGGCCCGATGGCTCTGTATTTGCTCCTTTGATTGGCGATCCTGGCGATGGTGATAGCCCATCATGCGCAATCATTGACGAATATCATGAGCATCCGACCGATGCGCTGTATACAACGATGACTACCGGGATGGGGGCCCGTGAACAGCCAATAACACTGATCATTACTACTGCCGGATATGACATAACTTCACCGTGTTATGAAAAGCGCGCCCAAGTCATTGAAATATTGAAACGGATTAGGGAAGGGGGCGAAAACGAAGCGATATTTGGCATCATTTATGGTTTGGATGACGATGATGATTGGACCAAGCCGGAAGCGCTAAAAAAGGCAAATCCTAACTATGGAGTTTCCCTCAAAGAAGGTTTTCTTCTTTCTAAACAGTTACTCGCAATCTCCACGCCGAGCCAGACAAACAAGATACTGACAAAGCACTTTAACCGCTGGGTGAGCGCTAAGGCTGCATTTTATAACCTACAAAAATGGATGGCTGCAGCAGACAAAAGCCTAAAGCTTTCTGATTTTGTTGGCGAGGAATGCTATCTCGGTATTGATTTGGCATCAAAGCTAGATCTCAACGCTGTTGTTCCTATTTTCAGGAGAGAAATCGGTGGGAAAACGCACTTTTATTGTGTCAGCCCGATGTTTTGGGTTCCTGAGGATACGGTATTTTCTAACGAACCAGAATTAAAGCTGATAGCTGAGCGTTATCAGTCATTCGTTAACCAGGGCGTTCTTACTCCATCAGATGGTGCCGAGGTCGATTATCGACTTATTTTTGAATCAATTCTCAAAATGCGCGAAACAATAAAAATTGCAGCGAGCCCGATAGATCCATACGGAGCTATATCACTATCGCATATGCTCCAGGATGAAGGGCTTGAGCCAATAACAATTATTCAGAACTACAGAAATATGAGTGACCCAATGCGTGAAATTGATGCAGCTATTGCAGCTGGTAGATTTCATCATGATGGCAACCCTGTGATGACATGGTGTATTCAAAACGTTGTAGGTCGCTTTCTGCCTGGCAGTGATGATGTAGTTCGCCCGGTAAAAGAGGGCGATGCAAACAAAATTGATGGTGCTGTTGGGTTAATGATGGCTGTTGGTCGTGCAATGCTTAATGAACCTCGCGACTTCCTCTCAAATCTGGATCCAGACGAAGAGTTATTGATGCTATGAAATCACTGATAACCGATTTAATCGGGCTGGCCGGGTTTGGCTCGCTCGCCGCTGGCGTATATCTGCAGTTTGGTATTCCCGTAGCGTTAATGCTGTCTGGTGGAATGCTACTGCTTTACGCGCTGGTGGTCGCAATGAGGGGGAAACATGTTACTTGATGCTCTTTTCCGCAGTGAACCCCTGGAAAATCCAGCTAACTCTATAACTGGAAGTACGGCAGAAACTGACAATATTTTTTCCCGCGACGTACATGTTGGCCCCGAAACAGCCATGAAACTGGCGGCGGTCTATGCATGTATTTATGTCATTTCATCCAATATTGCTCAAATGCCGTTACACGTTATGCGTAAGCAAAATGGCAAGGTTGAAGCCGCTCGCGATCACCCTGTTTTCTACTTAGTTCATGATGAGCCTAATACTTGGCAGACCAGTTACAAATGGCGCGAGCTTAAACAGCGTCACATCCTTGGCTGGGGTAATGGGTATACATGGGTAAAACGTGGCCGCCGCGGGGAGGTAGTAGGATTGGAGGCCTGCATGCCCTGGGAAACCACATTACTGAATACGGGGGGGCGATATACATACGGTGTTTATAACGAGGAGGGAGCATTTGCCATTAGCCCCGACGACATGGTTCATATCCGCGCCTTGGGTAATAACCAGAAAATGGGTCTAAGTCCGGTAATGCAACATGCTGAAACTATTGGGATGGGGATGAGCGGGCAGGCGTATACCAGTTCTTTTTTCAGTGGTAATGCTCGTCCTGCTGGGATCATCTCCGTAAAGAACGACCTGAACGAACAGAGCTGGGAAAGGCTAAAAAGCATGTGGCAAAAAGCTGTAGCTGCCCTTCGTAGCCAGGATAATAAAACAATGCTTTTGCCTGCTCAGCTGGATTACAAAGCACTGACTGTTTCACCTGTCGATGCTCAGATTATCGATATGTCGAAGCTCAACCGGTCCATGATTGCGGGAATATTCAACGTACCGGCACACATGATTAACGATCTTGAGAAGGCAACTTTCAGCAATATCACCCAGCAAGCTATTCAGTTTGTGCGTTACACCATAATGCCCTGGGTTACCAACTGGGAGCAGGAACTCAACCGCCGACTGTTTACCCGAGCTGAATTGGCGGCCGGGTATTATGTCCGGTTCAATCTTACCGGCTTATTGCGCGGCACCCCGCAGGAGCGAGCACAGTTCTATCACTTTGCGATTACTGATGGCTGGATGAGCCGCAATGAGGCTCGCGCCTTTGAGGATATGAATCCTGTTGATGGTCTCGATGAAATGCTGGTCA